GTTGTGGGATCTTGCAAGAAATTGGTGTGAGAAGTGATATGAGCGTCCTGATCTTGGTAAATAAACGCTTTTACAGGCTTCATCATCAAAATATTCATGTTTTCGGTGATTGGATCCTTGGGTTTTTGATCATCTTCCAACGGAATAAGCTTTTGAGCGTTGCGAATTCCCAACACATCAAGCATTTGACGGTGTAATTGCGGCAAATTGTAGATTTGTGGAGCACCTTGCGCCAATTGAAGCACGGCTTGGTACTGAACAATCTTTTGAGCCATTGTTGCAGCGTTAGGATCGCTAACAGGAATGACTGTAACTAGCTTATAGTCGCTCTTTTTGGCTCTTTGACGACCATCCACGGGTTCATAGCCGTATTCTGATGGCGTGTAGTCCCGAATAATGTCTTTTAACAGGCGTAATTCCTGTTTCATGGAGTAATGGATGCGGGCTTGTACCGCACTCATCACTTTTAGGGTTCTTTCTAGGATTGCTAGGGTGGTTCCCACAGGAGAATTGGCTGACATATCCGAAACTTGAATGTCTGCCGCTGATGCAAATCTACGACCTTCTTCCACAATCGTGCCGAGCAAGCTATACAGCACTTGGCTTGGCTCTTTGTATGGCAAAGTCATTAAATTATCTTTAATGGCTCCAGAAGGCACATCAACATCACGGAATTCGCCTGGACTTATCGGGGTATCATCGCCCTTGACACGCAATCCACGGGTCTTAAAGCCACCTGGCAGGTTGCTAAGTGTTCCTGCATCGACAAGTTGACGAATAAGAGACGTTCCAGACTTTGCAAAGGCTCCAACCAAATGAATGAGACCAAAGCAATAAAAGCCAAAACCAGGAACATATCCGTAATGTACGAAGTGCTGACGTTTTTGTTTAGTTTCATCTTCTGGTCTCCAGTTACGTCTAATAGACAAAATCTCTTGAGTGCCCTTTTCGATAGTCACTACGTAAGGTAGTGCCAATCCTGTAGGTTCCCCGTCCTTTTCGTCTTCGTAACCTGGCAAGTCCAAGTTGACGTGCATCTCAAGCAGTTTAAACCTGTCGTCCGTGGTGGCACGGAAGCCCATTTTCTCTGCAATTTTCTTTTCTACCTCGTCCAATGAACCAGTTGGCTGGTTTAATTCGACATCTCGGTAAAAACCCTCATACTGTAAACGCTTTACTTCGTTTTCAGTTTTCCGCATGACGTGGGTAACACGGTCAGCAGATTCTAAACTAGAAGCACCGTAAGGCACAACCATGTCTTCTGCGGGTACAAACATGGATACTTGACGGTCTAATGCTGGGTCAAAGTACACCTTTTTAAAGGCATTACCTGAAAGTCCTAATCCCCAGATCATTCTTTCGTGCTCTGGACGGTATTCTTGCATTACGTCCGTGAGCTGGTAGTTCATGTCATCTTGGACACGGATCGCAGCATCTTTCTTTTCTGGGGTCTCCTTGCCAATGATTTGCGTTTTAACAGGACCCGCAGCTGGAAAGGTCTCCATAATTGTCTCCGCTTGAAACTTAACAAGCGCTTCAGAGAGCAACGGATGATATACACCACAGGCTCCTTCCCAAGGTTCAGTACGTTCTTCAATTTTCATTCCCAGTAGCTCTAATCCGTCTACGTAGGTCTGAATCCAATCTTTACGGGCGCTGATGTCGTCTTCAAAATCCGCCAATAGGTCGCCAGCAATCTCGGTTAATTCTTTAGCGCTAATGTACTCAGCTAGGTTGTTATCAAAATCGTCTTCAAGATCGATTGCTACAATGTCTATTTCCATCTTGTCAAAGTCTGGATCTTCGATTTCAATCTCAATTGGCTCCTCTTCTTCAGCCAATGATTCCAACCCTTTGGGTGCTTGGTATAGTGCCTTATCTATTGCCATAATATTTTTCCTTAGTAGTACGCCACTTTGCGTCTAGGCAAATCATAATCAGGCTCATCCGAGGTAATACGGATAAACCCGCCTTGACGGAACCTCAAAAGGGCTTGGGATGTTGAGTCAACCAAGTCATCGTGATCTCCGTTAGGGAATGAGGCGCATTCTTCCATCACCTCTTCCGCCCATCTGGTATCGGGACACCATACAAAACCCGAAGCAAACAAGTCTGATATTGCGTTTACACGGGCTATCTTATCACTTCCTTTGCTTGGTGTATATTCTTGCAAAGGGATTCCCATCCTTCTCATTTCATAAATTAACGGAGCGCCAGCGGCTTTCTTTTCCACGATGAGTGTATCTGGTTCATAGTCCTTGTAAAGCTGCAATGCCTTGGCTTTTAATTCGGGGAATTCCATCCGTTCTTTAAAAGCGTCTAGCAGGATAATATTGGCGCTTTCCCGCCCTTCTGAGTCAGGGGTGTAGAAAATTCCCCACGTTGTACAGGCGGAATAGTCGGCACGGTTATTCTTTTCAAACGCTGTATCCCACGATTGGATGACATATTCACAAAACGGTGGGTTATCTTTTTCCCACAGCTTCCACATATCTCGTTTGATAATTGCCCCGCCCTCGGAGGTAGGATTCTGTTGATATTGGGCTTCCCACTTAGAAACAGGGATCTCAGCCTTAATTGCTTCTAGTTCTTCCTGTTTCCAGAACTGGGGCCAGAGGGGCTTGCCCGATGGCATCAGGGCTGGGAATTCAATGACTTCCCATTCATCGCCTTCTCTTTTGGCGGCATTACTAATGATTTGCCCAGTCAAGTCTCGTTTTGACCAGCGGGTCATTACAATCACAATAGCGCCGCCTGGTTGCAAACGCTGACGTGGACCTGATGAATACCACTCGTAAACCCTATCGTAGACCTCTGGGTTACCTTGCATGGCTTCTTGCTCGCTGTGTGGGTCATCGATAATAAGGACATCCGCACCCTTACCAGTTACCGCTCCGCCCACACCAATCGCAAAATAGTCTCCGCCTTTGTCGGTATTCCAGCGTCCTGCCGCCTTTGAATCTGAGGAAAGCTTGGTTGGGAATACTTCTTGATATTCCTGTTGATTAACAAGGTTTCTGACTTTTCGTCCAAAACCCACAGCTAATTCTGCGGTATGGGCTGTTTGAATGATTTTCTTGTGCGGGAACTTGCCTAGGAACCAAGCAGGAAATAAGAAAGAAGCAAACTCAGACTTAGTATGACGAGGAGGCATATTAATAATGAGCCGCTTGAGTGTTCCATTTGCTACCCTTTCAAAGGCATCTGCCATATCTTTGTGGTGCTTGCCTGGTATAAACGCAGACCACATACTGTTTACGAATGATAAGAAATGCTCTTTACAGCGCTCCTTTTGATCTTCTTGCAAGATCAGCTTAATCTTAGGAATCTCTGGGGAACCCTCTGGCAGGGTGTTTAAAGCATCCCTATACCGTTGGAGTTCCGCACTAGTGAGTAGACTCAAAGCGCAGTCATCTTATTAACAGATTTATCCACGGGCACGAGGGAGCGGATCTTATGTGGCTGCACCTTTAAGAATCCTCTGTCCTTGAGGGTATGAATAATCCTGTGGATATTAGACTTGCTTTTAAGCTTAAGACCATTGGCTATGTCCATATAGCTAGGGGAAAACCCTCGGTACTTAATAAAGTCTTCTATGAAGTGCAGAACCTCCATTTGTCTTTCGGTCATTTGCAACTCCAACACAAGTTGTAGTTAATCATAGCGGCATATAGTCCAAGTAAACGGGAGTGGCTTCGCCCATGTAGGCTCCAAGGATATTAAACTCGTAGTACTCCCACGCTTCTTCATTGTTCATATCCCGCATCAGAATCTCAATAATCTTATTGCGGTCATAGCAGACAGCTAGTAGACCAGATCTTTCTACAACCCCTAGGACAGCTTCATCAAAGCCATCAAGAGTTAAAAGGTCAGGATGCTCCTCTGAGATCATTTGAGCAGCTCCAACGCTTTTCTGACACTTGCTATAGCAGAAGTCATTTCAGCTCGCTCTTGACCCCGCAATTCAGCTTGTATAGCCATCATCGATAGCACTAGGTTCTTCAGTTTTTCTTTCACGTTTGCTCCTGTAGTAACGTTCCTATTATGTACGTATGTTTAAACATTGTCAAATTTTTTATATGTAGTGGGGGGGGGTGTGTTTCACGTGAAACATAAGGGGGGTGTTCGTATTATTTGGAATCGTTTGAGTGGATTAGAGTGTAAGGTAAGGCAAGCCAGACGTGTCGAATTGACGGGGGTGGGGAGGGGTGGGGTCAGCGGGGACAGGGGTGACCATCGCCAGCAGAGCCTTATATGACAGATCTCTAGCGGATTAGTGCTAATGACTTATCTAGTTCTTGCTTGAGCGTGTCGATGTCGATTGCCTCGGTGACTTGCTCTGCACGTGTGTCAAATACTCCTGATGCCTTAGCCATTAGTTCTAGCGCTCGCAGTCTTACGTTGATTGGCACAGAGATGTCCTCGCTATGCTTGAACCATTCATTCATTACGTATCTACGTGCCATCCGATCATCGCTGATAATCATCTCTTTCTTGGCTTGAGTGAGAGGTTGTAAGAGTAAAGTGATATTCGCATCAGCAAGTAAGTCGTTCACACGTTGTTGAATCGTTGCACTTGTCAGGTGGTCACACTTGAATGCATTCATGTAAGCAGTTACTGGAGTCATGCCGTCAATCACATTACTGGCAAAGTGCATCTGTCTTTTAGTTAATCTCTTATCTCTACCACTTGGTTCATCTGTCTCTTCAGTATGTAAACCGTAAGGGAGTCCATTCACCTTTGTCTTTACCTCTACTGACTCGATATATGACCGCCTCGCTTCGCTATCTTGCCCCCGCTTTGGTATGTTGACATCGGTCTCGGTTTGCGTATTGACATTCTCTTTAATCACATCTGCCAGTAATTCTGCTTTGCTCATTGCATTCTCCACATGGTTTAAACAAGTACTTCACTAGCTCACATAATGAGCCTGTCGTGGTAGCTTGTCAATCGTGTTACTGGTTTGTTCTCTATTTGATCTGACTATCTATCTGACTAGCTCACCGCATGAGCCTCTACTTCCTACCATAGATTTGCCTGATCGTCTTCGACTCTTGCCCGACTCGATGCCTAAATATTAGGCAACTACTGTACATCCATACATACCGTTTAAACCTCATTAGCGGGCTTTAGAGACGTTTAGTGTGCACATGAGGCAAGTGCATTGGCGCACACGTGAAAATGCCATAGCGGACTCGCCCCTTATTCTATAAGGCTTGCGTGTCGGTCTTCTATAAGACCTAAAAACAGGCTGATTTCTGCCCTATATATAGCGATCAAATTGTGGCAATAACCCCACACATTACTCAGGCTTTATCTACAAAGTGTTTACACACAGAATCGGAAAGTGTTTATACTGTGATGTTGTTTTGTTTTGGGTGAGAAACCACCCGCCACGTGCGAGCCGAGAGCGTGGATTTAAATAAGTGCGGTGATCGATTCAAATTGCTTAATTGCCTATCGATCTAAAACAAAGGGCGAGACGTATCAAGTCTATAACTGAGTGAGCAAAGGACAGTAGGCTCTGCACCCTGATGGGATCATGCATCCGAACTCGCAATGACTCAGACCGCTTTGACCTTGGGGGTGACATCCCAAGCGAGTGCGAGGTTACCGAGCGATCGGTTGTTCTTTCGAGATTTAATCTCATTGGACTCACACTAGACACCCACCTACCTATCGGGGTCTGACCTGAGTCTAAGAGGATGCAATCTCGCATCTACTTAGGAGGCTTTATGCAAAATCACTTACCAGTAGTTATTCGTGAACTCCACACCGTTGTCCGCACTTGGAACGGTGGTCAAGCAAGCTTGATTCAAAAATTGCAAGTGCCGAATGCTTATGTTGCTCAGGCTTTGGATACCAAAGTCGGTGCTATTCCCGCTAACTTCTTTTTCTCACTCTAATCAGGATGCTTATATGTTTTGGACTAATGAGCAAATCAATGACTACTACGATAGTCACCCCAATTTACTTCTCTCTCAACTCTCTGCCATTACTGGCAAATCCATCAAGGAATTAAAAATTATCCTGATGGGTGAGTAAGACCCATCTCAATGCCTCCCCTTGGGGGCATGAGGATGCGCCTTGCATCTAACTTTTATGGAGGGCTTATGCCTCGCAATTTCGTAGCTAAACACGCAAAGCGTTGTGGTGCGGGTAGTCATACCGCCCGCAAGTATTCCCGCAAACAAAAACATAAGGAGGTTCTATGACTCAGGCACTACGTGAGCAATGGCTCAACAATGCAGTCACATCAGTACGTGGTATTTTCCACGCTAACGGCTATCCGATCCCTGATCACATCAGGGTTTCGTGTGGTTTCCCATCAAAGCGGGCACGTAGTCTGTACCGCAATGTCGGTGAGCACTTCTCACCTGACGTGTCTGAAGATGCTACCCATCAGATCTTCATCTCCCCTGTACTCGATGATTCTGTCGAGGTTCTCGGTGTGCTGATGCATGAACTAAGCCACGCAGTTACTGGCTCAGGGCATGGCACAGAGTTCCGCAATTGTGTCAAAAAGGTGTGGCTTGAGGGTAAGCCTACCGAGACCAAGGTAGGTGTTGAGTTCCGTACTAACTTTGCCCCGATCCTTGAATCACTTGGCTTGTACCCTCATGCCAAGCTTAACGTGGCTAGTAGCTATAAGCCACAGAGCACACGTATGCTCAAGGCGGTTTGCGGTACGTGCGTTGTCCATGCCCCTGACGGTACGGTCAAATCACAGTACACCATCAGGGTCAGCAAAGCTTGGGCTGACAAGGGTTTACCTACGTGCCAATGCGGTACGCAGTTCGTTTTATCTAACTAATTTTTTCTTGGAGGCTTACCTTGAATATTCCTAAAATCGTTTCCCTACTCCCACGCACCGTTGTACAGGCGGTGCTCGATCAACATGGCATCAAGCTTGCGCCTAATTGCACCTTTACTGGTGACCCTGTCGTTGATGACCGTTGGGTCATTGACTTGATCAACGGTGGCTATGTCACCATCGATCAGGTTCGCAACACCAAGCCATCAGC